CATTAATGGAAAATAGGATGATTTTTGTGCATTGATGTACATGGAGACGTTACCGGAACCGATATTCTGGCTATCATGGTCAAATCCTCTTTGCGTAATCGAATCGCCATAGAAAATCCAATCATCCCCTATCCCGGCAGAAGCGCTATGGACATCCATATTGCATTGTGCATTGTTGTTGAAGATGCTCCCAGCGATGTCTGTAATCCTGATGCGTACCCAGTTATAGCCCGTCAGGTTAATGGAGTGCTGGCGGCTATGGTAAATATTACTGGTTATGGTCGTGAGCGTAACCCATCCGCTACCTGGCAAGGAGCCCCCTACAGCGGCGTTTGCATCAATGGTATATCCGGCAGGGGTATTGTTATAATGCGATCCAATGAGCGTTGGATTATATGCGCCCGTGACGGGTTCGTTATACCAGGCAAGGACACATGGTCCTAATGGCGCAGATCCTGACAGGTCATATGCAAGATAAACAGGCGTGGTAAGCGTACCCGAATCTGTATCTCCGGTTGGCGCGGATAAGCAACGCCAGTAATTGAGATAATTGGTATCGTTGGCTTGACTGGCTGGGAACGCGCCCGAAAAGTCGTCGTTGGTATAAGCCGGTACTCCCCGCGAGATAACCGGCATTGCTGCTACAGCCATTACAGCCACCCACGAACAACTATATTTGAGCCTGACGAACCATTGACATTTGGAGTTCCTGCCTGTTGCAAATGCACGACTAATGTAAGTACATCGAGGAACAATGTTTGACCGGCTGCAAGTGTTGGGCTCCCTGCCGTGGTTACGGCGTCAAGATCCCAGGAGATGGCCGCCGCTGTATTATTCTGTATCATGACGTGATTGACTTGCGTTAATCCACTTGAGCCCCACTTGAACAGATAATCGGTTCCTGAAGTCAATGCAGCCGAGTTTGAACCGTAAGCGGCTACGTAGCCTTGCGCGCTACTAGAGAGCACAGGAAGCGCATTAGAGCCCACAGCTAACGCGGTACCCGTTACCGCCTGTATGGTAGCTGTAGCATTGAGTGAAGACGCTGTAGTCTGTGTGACTGCGCTTGTAGAGCCTGTATCACTAATAACATGTCCTATCACAGCAGTACCCGCGTCGTTGATGACATGTCCAATCACATTGGTACCAGTTGGTAAAGCACCGGCTACAGACGCAATGGTTACTCTGCCGGAACTGTCAATAGCAAGTTTGTTGCTCCCTGCTCCGTCCAGTATTTCAACATTTCCGATGTTTACCCCTGCACTAGCAGCAAGTGCGATAGCAGGCAAGCTATCAACAATGACATGTGAGACGATGGCCGCAACTAACTGGACAAATGCCGGATTCCCAACGGCGTTAGGACTTCCATTAATATTCAAATCTACTTCTTGCACGATTAAGCCTCCAATATATTCAGCCGTTGGCAGTACCACAAACGTAATAGGATCAAGCTCCCGTATCTTTGGGGATTCCGCTGGCAATTTGACCGTAATCCAGAGACGCCCGACGAGCGGGGAACTGAGATCAGTCAGTGAGAACTGATACGATGCTGTCCCTGTACTGGCAGAAACAATAGCGAAGTTGCCAGCGGTCAATCTCGTAACGGTTCCTGCCTGATCAACAATAAAGCCAGAAAATACAGCACTAGTGAGGTTACATGCGCTTCCATCCGGGTTATACACCGTGAATGGCAGTACAGGCGCTATTTTTGCTGTGTAAGCTTGTACAAAGGTCGGGCTAATGGTTGTTGCTGTCATCGAGTGTCATTTTCTCCCATTCCCCCTTGATTTCGAGATATGCCCACAGCCATAAGAGAGCAGTCAAGCTATATCTCATGATTATTATCAGTATATCCAATAGGTTAATTCCCTCCTGTTGTAGCATCGAGCTTACGAACTGACTTCCTGATGACTGCCTTTGCGGTATGTGCGCGATTATCTTCTATTGTGATCATTTCCCCCTCGACAGTTAAAAAAATACTTTTTTGTTTGAGGGCTGAGCAGATCGTTTCAATCACGCCTGACAGCCGATTATTCTCTTTTTTGAGAGATGCGTACTCATCTTCTAAGGTATCGATTCTGCGTTGCATCGCCTCTATGGTATCTTTTTGTATGGTTGTAAGTCCGTTGCTTCGTGCATTTCGATACGTCAATGCAGTTCCAACAATACCGGAAACAGCAATGATGAAGGTAATCACAGGCAATAAATTGTCAAGCATTACAAGTTTTCTCCTACTACTATTACTGATTTTTCCGCAGATACATTTTGCTCCAATCTCCTGTATCCGCCCCACTAATCGCCTCTATCGAATACCAGAACTTATGTAGGCCCGTCGCACCGTCGGGCGTGAGTCTCGTTTTGATACTCCTGATCAGCATCAACGTGTCAAACAGATTGTGTTCTGGGATAAAAGCAGGAAAGAGCATGCCCGGTGTGAGGCCCTCGCGGAGCGTTGTTGCTTCCAGCCTCTTGCCTAGCACGCCATATTGCTTGACGCGTGCCTGTGCTAAGGCGTCTCCTGCAAGCTTCGTGAGCCCTGTTCCATCCTCGACATTTTCAATAATTCCTGATGTCCCATCTCTTCCCCGAATAACTCCCTGCAATACCAAATCGTCATATTGACTATTGGTTAGGAACTGTCCAGTACCGTCAAATCCGAGCAGGTAGGCAATTGAGTACGTTGCTATACTATCGTCCACTGAGATTACAGGATCGTCTATGGCCCAGTAGAATGTTTTGCCCGTGTCCACACCCTTTATCCCGACTGTAGCAGCTACGCTGTTTACTGTGATCGTAGGGGCGCTTGCGAAGCCATAGGCAAATGTCCATGTCCGTGATACCCCATCCCCTTGCCTGGTTTCGTTGATTGCAATGGTATCCATGACATTTGTGATAATTTGCCTGTTGCGGAACAGGTCGGACGCATCTGTAACCGTGAGACCGGCATCAAGAAAATCGGCAGATAGATCAGCGTTTTGTATTGAGGAGGCTACCCACGGGCTAGGCATACCGTTATTTGGCAGCATATACGCTGTCAGATATTTGTCGATTGTCCACCACCATTGACCGCCATCCACACTGCTTTGCTTGATGAGATCGTCAAAACAATCTGAAATATATTTGAAGATATAGTCAGTCTGTGGAACTAATGCCCCCGGATGTATCGTGAGCCCGTATCCTGCAAGGGTATGGTCCGTGACTTGTGGTGTTACCGTTGCATCTGTACTGGTCAGCCTTAGACGTGACTGGACTGAATAGCCGCTTACATCAACGGATAGCGCTTGTATTTGCAGAGAATAATAACGTGAGGTTCCTCCGTCATTTCTCAGTCCTATTTTTGTTCCAGACGAGCCTGAAGAGATAGCCGTTGTGGTAAGAATGATGGTTCCATTTTGGTAGATGGTTGCAATATGGCTATTATAGTCGTAGTGCAACCTGAAACGATGATAGGAGCCACGCGCAAAGGTTATTGCTGTGTTCGATCCTTGTTGCGTTCGTGTTCCACTGTTGCAACGGAAGACACTTATCGTATTTGGATTGCTTGAGGCAGTGTCATCGGCTATGACCAACTCAATAAAATTATCGACATTCTGATACACCCAGACAATGCCCCCTGAGTCGCTACGATCCATGTCTACATAGGTATCAACGTCTGTAATTGTAGTAGAGCTATCGTACACATAAAACGCCTTAGAACCTCCTACGAGCGATACACGGCTATTGGCAGTCTCATGCGTCGCTGTAGCGTCTGATCCTCCTGAGCGATGTGACGCTGTATAGTTGGCACTCGTATCAGTATCAAATGTGTCGAAAATCGGGTCAGGTTGTCCCAAGAGCACAGGCCAGGGCTCCCCGTTGTGGCTCGTAACATCGTTCCATGCTCCCCCATTAAAGCGTACGTCTACTCCGAGCGTGGTACCCGTTGGCAGGAGAGCATTCCAGGCAACAACACTACTGCCTAGTCTGCCGACACTTGTCAGGGGAAGCGAAGGGCTGATACGGTTGCCAGATGACGTATATTGACCGAATACCCAGGCAGAAACCGCGCCAAATTGAGGCAATTCACTAGCATTTGCAGCCGTAAGCGTTAAGCGTATTTTTGCCTGTGTTATCCCTGTAAGTGAGTCTCCAGCACTCCTGCCAGGCAAAGCTGCCCCACGCGTACAGGTTGCATAGGTGTTGCCGTTATTGTAGGAGATTTCGACTGTTATTGTAACGGTATC